ATCGTTTGTGAATACCCGCGAAATTATGCGGTTTTTTGATGTATCATTAGAGGACTAGAAAGGCAGCTATGAAAATCGAAACCCTACAAATCAAAGACCTAACGCCTGACCCTTCAAACGCTAGGCGACACGACGAAAAGAACCTCAAATCTATTCAGGGTTCTCTCAAGGAATTCGGGCAACGTAAGCCAATCGTCATAACCGAAGATGGCGTAATCGTTGCGGGCAACGGAACGGTCGAAGCAGCGAAGCGATTAGGCTGGCTAAAGATTGACGCGGTTCGCGTCCCGGGCGATTGGACACCGGAACAGATAAAGGCGTTCGCGCTTGCTGACAACCGAACTGCCGAACTAGCGTCTTGGGATTCGATTACTCTAGCGGAGCAACTACTCGAGCTTGAAGAAGCTAACTTCGTAATTGAAGAATTTGGATTCGCAAAAGAAGAACCTTCTGAATCTACGCGACCCGAAGACTTCCCTAGCTTTGATGATACGGAAGAAACTTCGCACCGTTGCCCTAAGTGTCAATACGAATGGAACGGCAAGTCTAAGTGAAAGACTCCGTAATGCCGAAAGGCAAATGGGAATTTGACGAAGCCGTGACGAAAGTTTTTGACGATATGTTAGCCCGTTCAATTCCGGACTACGAGGGAATGCGAGAGCTAACGACAAACCTTGCGCTTCGATTCGCTAAACCCGGAACCGATATTGTCGATTTAGGTTGCTCTCGCGGAGCGGCACTAAAGCCTATTTATCAAGAACTAAAAGAATCCGTAAAGTATTTGGGTATTGAAGTTTCTAAGCCTATGCGTAAGGCAGCGAAAGAAGAAGTTCCGTTCGCCGAAATCTTAGACCTTGATTTACGAAAGACCTACCCGCGCACAAGAGCGTCCGTGACCCTATCCGTCCTAACGCTTCAATTTATCCCTATCGAATACCGCCAAGAGATTATTCAAAACGTCTACGACAATACGAACCCCGGCGGAGTTTTCCTATTCGTTGAAAAGGTTCTTGGTTCCGACGCCTACGCGAACAAGCTTCTTATAGATACTTTCCTAAAGACGAAAGAATCGCACGGCTACTCTAAAGAACAAATCGAAAGAAAGAAAGAAAGTTTAGAAGGCGTCCTAGTTCCCGTGACGGCGGATTGGAACGTCGAGCTACTAAGAGAAGCGGGATTCAAACACGTCGATTGTTATTGGCGTCATCTAAACTTCGCTGGTTGGGTAGCGGTAAAAGAATGAAGCCCAAGTATTCCGTCCCGACTATGGACGACGTAAAGAAGGCTAAAGGCTCTAACGGCTTTACTATGGTTTCGACTTTCTCCGGTTGCGGTGGCTCTTGTCTTGGATTTGAAATGGCGGGCTTCGATTTACGTTGGGCAAACGAGTTTATTCCCGAAGCTAGGGAAACCTATCGAGCCAATCACGACGGAGTAATCCTAGATGACCGAGATGTAAGAAAAGTAAAAGGCTCCGATATTCTCGAAGCGATTGGTCTTTCTGTTGGCGAACTAGATTTATTTGAAGGCTCTCCTCCTTGCTCCTCCTTTTCTATGGCTGGCTCAAGGGAAAAGGCTTGGGGGAAAGTAAAGTCCTATTCGGATTCCGAGCAAAGAGCGGACGACCTTTTCTTTGAATACTCCCGTCTAATAAAAGAGATTCAACCTAAAACCTTTATCGCGGAAAACGTTTCCGGGCTAGTTAGGGGAACCGCTCTAGGCTACTTCCGCGAAATCCTACGCGACCTTCGAGCTAACGGGTATACCGTAGAAGCTAAACTTCTAGACGCGTCTTGGCTAGGAGTTCCCCAAGCTAGAAAGCGGATTATCTTTGTCGGAGTCCGGAACGACCTAGTAGAGAAATATAAAGTTGCTCCGGCGTTCCCCTCTCCGTTTGAATACCAGTATTCTCTAGCCGAAGCCCTAGAAGACGTTGCTACCCTAGCGGATTACTTAGACCCGGATACTGGCTTTGATATCAGCCTAGATAGATACGCTATTGGCTCCGAGTGGGATAAGACTCCGGTTGGGAAAGCCTCGGAAAAGTATTTCCAGTTAGTAAAGCCTGACCCCTCTAAGCCCGTTGGAACTATTACCGCAACTATCGGAGCTATGAGCGCAGCTTCGGTTGTTCACCCTCTAGAGAAACGGAAGTTTACGCTTGAAGAGCTAAGGCTTCTATCTAGTTTCCCGGCAGACTTTGTTCTTACGGGAACCTACGCGCAACGTGCCGAGCGTATCGGCAGGAGCGTTCCCCCGCTTATGGCTAAAGCCATAGGTGAAACAATAGCTAGAGAAATACTTTCCAAGACCCGTTAGGGGATTGGGAGAAAATCAAAAAAAATTTTTAAGAGAAGCTAATGACCGCAGGTAGACCAACTAAACCAGCAGAGATAAAGCGACTGACTGGCAATCCCGGCAAGCGCGCCCTGCCCGAGCAATCGGCAATAATGCTAATTCCACAAGCAACGAAAGCACCTGAACCCGCTAGACCACTCCTCAAATACGGGCAGGAACTTTGGGACAGGGTTTGGGAATCCGGCATAAATTGGATTAGCCCAAATACCGACCTAGAAATTCTTCTTATGACTTGCGAGCTAATCGACGAACGCTGGAACCTACGCGTTCGAGTAATGACCGACAACAACCCGAAAGACCGTCGGGGACTTCGAGAGCTTGACCGCCAAATTGTTTCTAACTTAGGGCTTCTAGGATTCACCCCGTCCGACCGCTCCCGTCTAGGCGTAGCCGAGGTAAAGAAAATGAGCAAGCTAGAAGAGCTAATGGCAAAGAAGGCTTCGCGTGAGTAGCTGGCCCCCGTTATGGCTAACCCCGGTAGATAAGAAAGCAATCGAACGCGGGGACGGCGAAATCGCAATCGAGTTTTCCGAAACCTTCGGCACAATCGGCAAAGACGGAATTGCGGGAAGAGTAGGCGACGCGCTAAAGCTACGCGACTGGCAGAAAGAGCTAATCCGACACGTCTACGCCCGGGACGAAGACGGTGGGCTAATTGCGAGAACCGCACTTATAGGGCAACCGAGAAAGAATGGAAAAAGCGCGCTCTCTTCAGTTAGCTTCGCTCTTTATTCCTTACTCGCTGAAGGCGTAGAAGGTGGAGAAGTGTATTCAATCGCAGCGGAAAAAGAACAGGCGCGAATTGTATTTGGTGAAGCCAAGAGAATTGTTGAATCTACCGAACTAAGCGAAATGGTAAAGGTATACCGCGACGCTTTATTTGTTCCCGAAACTAATTCCGTTTATCGAGTTCTATCTGCCGAGGCTTATTCAAAAGAGGGGTACAACCCGCACCGTGTAATAGCTGATGAGCTTCACGCGCATAAAGACCGCTCTCTATTCGACGTAATGAGCTTGGCTATGGGAAACCGCGGAAGTATGGCACAGCTTATCGCCGTGACGACTGCCGGAGTAAAGAAGGATATGACAGGTGGCGACTCTATCGCCTATAGCCTTTTCCAATACGGTCAGAAAGTTTCTCGCGGAGAAGTTATCGACCCTTCTTTCTTTATGGCTTGGTGGGCAGCACCGGACGAAGCAGACCACCGCGACCCCGAGGTTTGGGCTAAAGCTAACCCGGGCTTTGACGACCTAGTAGATAAAGCAGACTTCGAGAGCGCAGTAAAGCGAACCCCAGAAGCGGAGTTCCGAACCAAGCGACTAAACCAATGGGTATCTTCGCAGACCGCTTGGCTACCTGCGGGAACTTGGGACGAACTAAAGACTGAAAGAGAAGTTAGCCCGGACGACGAAATAATCTTAGGCTTTGACGGTTCGTTCTCCGGCGACTGTACCGTTCTTGTTGCTTCAACTATTCCAAAGAGCGAAGATGAAAAACCCTTTATCTGGCTAGTCAAGGAATGGGAAAAAGACCTAACTATCCACGACGACCTATGGCGGGTAGATATTCAAGAAGTCGAAGAAACGATTCTAAACTTTATTCAAAAGTATCCGCGAACCCGGGAAGTAGCCTGCGACCCTTTCCGCTGGCAACGCTCTATGGAAGTCCTAGCGGATAAAGGCGTTCCGATTGTAGAGTGGCCGTCTACTTCGCCTAAGAGAATGGTTCAAGCTTGCGCTAAGTTCTATGACGCCGTGACGGGCGGGCAAGTCGAACACGACGGAAGCCCAGTCCTAGCAAGGCACCTCGATAACGCCGTCACGAAGATAGACAACTTAGGGATTCGAATAGTGAAAGAGAACCGTCATTCTCCGCGCAAGATTGACGCTGCGGTTGCGGCAGTTATTGCCTTCGATAGAGCAGTTAGCAGTAGAATAGAAGAAATGGTTCCCGACTTCTTTTTCTAAGGGTGAGAATGGCGACAATAATTCAGATAACAGGAGCGGTGCTAGTCGTCGCGGGTATTGGGCTATTCTCTTTCCCCGCTTCGCTAATAGTCGCGGGCGTAGCGACAGTAATCTTCGGTATCGCATTGGAGCGTAAGTAATGCTAAATAATCTCTTCGAAAAGAGAGCTATAAACTTTCAAACACTATGGGGAGCTGGCGACGACCTAGCAGACCTGAATCAATCGGGAACACTTGTCAATTCAGAAACCGCTTTCAAGATTACAGCGTTGTATTCTGCGGTATCTCTTATCTCGGACACTATCTCGACCCTACCCCTAGACGCATTTATCCGTCGTGATGGCGCGCGTTATCCTTTCCGACCACGCCCAACTTGGGTGACCCAACCGGACGTAGACCAACAGCCTTCGGCATTTTGGCAGTCCATTATTGTTTCGCTTCTAATTGACGGCAACGCTTTTATTCGCGTATACCGCTCCGAAGGACAAGTAGTAAACCTAGTTCCCCTAAACCCGCACAAGGTTCAAATAAAGCGCAACGGAATCGGTCGGGTTATGTTTGAAGTTCAAGGAGAGAAAAGACTTCTTAGCTCCGACGAAGTTATCTTTATTGCTGACCTAGTTCGTCCGGGAGATATTCGCGGTATGGCAAGAGTCGAAGCTCTCAAGGACAACTTCGGTCTTTCAATCGCTCTCGAGTCTTACGCTGCTCGCTTCTTCTCTAACTCCGCAACTCCGCAAGGCATAATTCAGTTCCCGGGAAACCTAAACCAAGAGCAAGCCGAAAACCTTCGTCGAGGATTTGACGCAGCTCACCGCGGGCTAAAGCGTGCGCACAAGACCGGAGTTCTATCCGGTGGAGCCGAATGGAAGGCGACCGGAGTAGACCCGGAGAGTTCACAACTAGAAATGTCTCGTCGTCTAGCAGTTGAAGACGTAGCGAGAGCTTTCAATATTCCGAACCATATGCTAGGCGTTCAAGGTTCAACTGCTTACGCTTCGGTTGAACAGGATTCGATTTTCTTCGTTCAACACACCCTTCGCCCAATTGTTCAAAAACTAGAAACAGCATTTAGCCCGCTTCTAAGGGAAGTTCCGGGAGGAGAAACCGCTTTTCTAAGATTCAACCTAGACGGACTTCTTCGCGGAGATTCACAGGCTAGGGCTAACGCCTATTCAATCGGTCTTCAGGCGGGATACTACACAGTAAACGACATTAGAAGACTAGAAGACCTAATCCCAATGACAGACCAAGTAGCAGACGAAGTTCGTGTCCCTCTTGCTAACGTAGCTATCGCAGATTCTCGAATTGCTACCGACGATAAGAAGGTTGCTATGGCACAGAAGCTAGTTCTTGCCGGATACGACCCGAAGGCAGTTCTCGAAGCTCTAGGGCTTCCAGAAATTCCACACACCGGAGTTCCAAGCACGCAACTTCAGGCAATCGCGCAAATAGACGTAAACGACCCGCAAAGCGTCTACGAGGTAGAGTAATGGCGATTAGTTCCGGAGTTATGACCGTTGGAACCGTTCCTTCAATTATCGACGGAACTTTCAATTCAAACTTTCGCCTAATTATTCATAACAACGACAACACAGACGCAGTTTACTTGGGCGGTTCGAACGTGACGACGACTACGGGACTTCTTGTAAATAAAGAACAAACTATTCAACTTGAAATGAATCCGCTTGAAAGCGTATACGCAGTATCCGCAAAAGCCGGGCATACGATTAGTTATTTGAAGCAGGTATAAGTTGCCATATTATATAACCGATAAATCCGCTAATTGCCCTAGTTGGGCAGTAGTAAAAGAAGACGGCGAACTAATTGCTTGCCACGATTCTAAAGAATCCGCTATTGACCAAGCTATCGCGATAAGCCTTGCGGAAGATACCGAGTTCGTTGGAGAGCGCGCAGCAGTCGGACAGCTTATGGTCGGCGACTATGTTTCTTGGGACATAAACAACCCTAAGATTCTTGCCGAGGTAGTAATGGTAGAAGGTCAATTAGCGGCAGTCGAAGTCTACGAATTAGAAGACAGCGTTTACCACTCGACCGACCGAATTATGCTTATCAATGTTTTCAAGCTAGTTCGAGTTCCAAGACCCGAAATGATTTCCGAAAAAATTGAAGACGAAGAACAGAACTTAGAAGAAGAAACCGAAGGTAATCTTCCGGACAACTATCGACCCTCTCTTTCGCCAGATGTTCCAGAAGGACGCGCTTGCGGAAACTGCCTATTCTTCGACGAAACTCGACTAAACGAAGAAGGCGACGAAGCTTGGTGCCAGAAGTGGGGAGCTTTTGTCGAAGGCGATAACTACTGTAATGCTTGGGAAGCAGACGAAGAAAGAGCAGCACCCGACGCGCTAGAAGTTGGCGATTCGGTTTCGTGGAGTTCTTCTGGCGGTAGAGCACGCGGAGTTATCGAAAGAATTGAACGCAACGGAAGAATAAACGTTCCGAATAGCGACTTTACAATAACCGGAACCGAAGACGACCCAGCTGCTTTGATTCGTGTCTATCGCGAAGGCGCAGACGGACTAGAAGCTACTGATGTTCTAGTCGGACATAAATTTAGCACACTAACTAAAATTCAAGAACTAGATGAAGAACGTCAAGTAAACCTAACACCTCCGGCTTATATGAGAGCTGCTGCCCGTCGCGGTCTTGAGTATTACCGAGAAGGAAAAGGCGGGGACGGATTAGTTGAAAGAACTATCCGCGAAGCTCGCGCTATGGCAGAAGGAAATGTCACGGCGGATAAGTGGGTTCGAATTCGCGCTTGGATAGCCCGGCACTTAGTAGACCTAGACGCTCCGGACGCAAATCCAACTTCGGAAAACTATCCTTCCGCCGGAGTAGTAGCACATCTTCTTTGGGGAAGTGGACCAAGCAAAGCTTCCGCGCGTCGCGCTCTAAAGTATGCTGAAGGCGTCGTTGCTAGACTAGAGGAAGAAAATCGCGCAAGCATAAGTCAGGAAAGCGAACAAATGGCAAAGATTGAAAAGCGAACTAACGAAGTAAAGTTCGAACTAAGAGCGGTAGAAAACGGCGACGGAATGACCTTTACCGGATACGCCGCAGTATTCAATTCCCCTAGCGAACCACTTCCGTTTATCGAGAGAATCGCGCCGGGAGCTTTCAAGCGTTCGCTAAAGGCTCGCAACGACATCAAGCTTCTATGGAACCACGACACCGGAGCAGTTCTTGGCTCTACCCGGGCAGGAACCCTAAAGCTAGAAGAAGACAACTACGGTCTTCGCGTGACCGCTACGTTGCCACAGACCTCGCTCGGAAATGACGTCAAGGTTCTTGTTCAACGTGGCGATGTCAATGCTATGAGCTTCGGATTTTCAGTTCCAGCTAACGGTGATTCTTGGAATACTGACGGAACAGAAAGAACTCTAAGGTCGGTAAGGATTCACGAAGTTTCGATAGTTGCTTATCCGGCATATAGCCAGACCGCGGGAACCGCTTCTGTTCGCTCTTTTGACGGAGTAGCAAAGCGCGCAGAAGTAGACGCAGACCAGCTAGCAGACGCTATGCTTGCTATCGAGGACGGCAAAGACCTATCGCTAGAGCAGTCAGAACTTCTAACTAAGGTAATTCAAAGACTTACCCCGCAGGGAGAAGATTCAACTAGCGACGACCTAAACGCTCTAGAGCTAAAGAAAAAGAAGCTAGAGCTACTAATGAAGAGGCTATAAATGGCTACTAAAGAACAAATCAAAGAAGCGATTCTAAAAGCTTCCGGCAATCCCGAATATGGTATTGTCTGTGATAATGTAGACACTTGGGCGCAAGCTATTTGGGAACTTGACAACGAAGTCAAGCCTAAAGAAGTTCGCGTTCTAGACGCTAAAGAAACCCGCTAAGGGTCAGTCGAGGTTTTCCCCTTTCTCTCGACTCGCAACGCCCACCGTATTCCTTTCCGGTGGGCGTTGCCTCTTTTCCGGATTAGTAGAATAGAAGTAATGGGTCGAGTCAGCTCCCCGTTGCTACTGTTCAGAGTTAGCTCGGCAGAAAATAAACCTAATAATCTAAGGAGAAACAACTATGTCAGACTTTCTAAAGTCGCAGGTTGAAGCTCGCAACAACCTAATCGAACAGGCTCGTTCCGTAATTGAGTCTGCCGAAGCGGAGAAGCGTGGGCTAACTGCTGAAGACCAGCAGAAAATCGACCGCATTGAATCAGAGATTAGCCAGCGTGACGCAGCTATCGAAACCGCGAAGAAGCTAGCAGAGCGCGAAGAGCGCGCTGTAGACGCTGCTCGCGAATCATCTGTTCCAACCAGCGAAGTTCGCAACGACGCAGATGTGCTACGCGCAATTGCTAACGGCGAACTACGTTCACACGTATTCGGAACCGAGTCAAGAACTCTAGTTCCTTCAGACTCGACTGTTCCTAAGTCGTTCTTCGACCAGGTGTTTAGCCTTGCCAGACTTGCTGGACCAATGCTAAACGTTGCTCAGGTCATCAACACCGCTTCAGGTGAGAGCCTAACCATTCCAACCTTGACCGCGTATTCAACCGCGACAATCAAGGGTGCTGGTTCAGCAATCTCCGACAGCGAACCAACATTCTCAAACATCACTCTAGGCGCATACAAGTATTCATTCCTAGTGCCTGTGGCGAATGAACTTTTGAATGATGCTGGTTTCGACATTTCTGCTCTAATCGCAGAGCAGGCTGGAAACGCAATCGGTTTCGGAATCAACACCGGACTAACCGTTGGAACCGGAACAGTAGAGCCAACTGGTATCTTTACCGCTGGAGCTTCTGCCGTGACTGGTGGCACCGGAGTTTCTGGCGCACCAACCTATGAGAACCTTGTAGACCTTGTTTACGCACTAGACGGTCAGGCAAGAATTCTTCCGGGCGTTGGATTCCTAATGTCGAAGTCTGGTCTTGCCGCAGTTCGCAAGCTAAAGGACGGCGCAGGAAACTACATCTGGTCAGGAAACGCAGTAGTTGGTCAGCCAGACACAATCCTCGGCTACCCAGTATTCGAGAACCCAGCAGCTCCAGCAGTTGCTACTGGCGCATTCTCAATCGGATTCGGACACCTACCTTCCTACAAGGCTCGCCTTGCTGGTGGTATTCAGGTGGCACAGTCAGCTGACTATGCTTTCAACCAGGACGTGACCACATTCCGCGTCACCGCCAGAGTTGACGGAAACTTGAGCCACGCTGCTCACTTCGTCAAGTTCAAGGGTGGAGCTAGCTAAACCCTAGCTAAACAGACTGGAGAGGTCGCAGGACGGTAGGGTTCCTGCGACCTTTCCTTTTGTCTAATTTTTCTGCTACGCTTTTTTTATGCCTACCAATAAATTCAAGGGGACAATAACCCTCTATTCAAATTCACCAGACCAGCCAACGGGCTACGGACAGCAAGCGCGCTATCTTGTAGACCGACTAAAGCGCGACGGCTTCGACGTTGCTGCTCTTTCAAATTACGGACTCGAGGGAATCAAGCGCGAACTAGAAACCCCTTATGGAAAGATTCCGCACTACGCCCGCGGGTTCGATATGTATTCAAATGATTCGGCTCCGGTAGACCATAAGACATTCGCAGCCTCTAAGCCCGGACAACCAAACGCTATGCTTACCCTTTATGACGTTTGGGTTCTTACTAATCCGGCGTTCAACGATATAGATATTCTTAGTTGGGTTCCCCTCGACCACATTACGCTTCCGCCTAGAGTCGAAGAATTTCTAAAGAAGGAAAGGGTGACGCCCGTTGCTATGGCTCCGCACGGAGTTAGACAAATGGAAGCTAAGGGGATTGAGTGTAAGTACGCACCGCACGGGATAGATACTAAAACACTAAAGCCAACCTTCGAAATAAACGGTCAGCCCGTAGATGAACATATGGGAACTAAAGACCGCTTTGTTGTCGGTATGGTTGCTGCTAATAAATCTTCCGGGCTAGTTCACCGCAAAGCATTTTCCGAAAACCTACTCGCCTTCTCTATCTTCCAAAAGAAGCACCCAGAAGCGTTGCTCTACTTACATACTGACCCAATTTCGAAGGGTATCGGTTGGAATCTAGTTTCGCTTTTACAAAGCCTAGAAGTAGATAAAGAAGACGTAGCGTTCCCCAACCCGCTAAGTTATCGCTACGGAATTTCCCAAGAAACCCTAGCCGGATACTATACGGGAATGGACGTCCTACTAGCGACTTCTTACGGTGAAGGCTTCGGCGTGCCGTCGGTTGAAGCTCAGGCTTGCGGAACCCGGGTTATTGGTTCGTCTTGGGCAGCTACTCCTGACCTTCTCTCCGAGGATTCTTTCCTAGTAGACGGACAGCCCCAATGGGATAGCGGGCAAGACGCTTGGTGGCAGATTCCAAATGTGCCTTCAATCGTTGCTGCGCTTGAAGAAGCCTACAAGCTAGGAAAGGGAAGAAGTCAAAAATCAATCGACTTCGCTTCTGACTTCGACGTAGATAAAGTTTGGGATAAATACTGGAGACCTATCCTCAAGGAAAAGTTCGCGTAATGATTCCCGTTCTTGGGTTCGCGGTTTATAGTCAGTTCGATAAAGCTAACCGACTTTTGAACTCAATCGATTATCCGGTTGAACACCTAGTAATTGTAGATAATTCTGGAACTAGTTCTTGGGAACCTAAGAAGCCGGAGCAAGTAAAGAATATTTGGCTTATCCGTATTCCGTTCGGATTAGGTCTAGTCGGTGCTTGGAACCTCATAATCAAATCGACGCCTTACGCTCCTTATTGGGTTTTGGTAAATGACGACGCTTGGTTTGAATCAGGAGCCTTAGAAATAATTGCTACCGAGTCCGACCCTGACGCTCTCAATTTCGTAGACATAGTTCCCGATTGGTCGTGCGTAGTATTTGGAGAAGGCGCGATAGCTAAAGCAGGGCTTTATGACGAACGCTTTTATCCTCTCTACTTTGACGATAACGACCTTCACCGCAGAATGGAAAAAGCTGGCGTAAGGATTCAAAGACTAGAAGCTAAGGTTCATCACGAAAATTCGTCAAGCCTAAGCAACAAGACAAAAGAAAACAATCGAACCTATGAAGCGAACCGAAAGCTACTAGATAAGAAAGTAATCGAGGACGACTTTTCTGCTGGCTACTGGGACTTGACGATAAGAAGGGCTAACCGTTGGGATTGACCGTTTATACCGGAGGCACGTTTGACCTCTTTCATTCCGGACACGCAAATTTCCTAGCTCGTTGCGCGGAGCTTGGAGAAGTAATCGTTAGCCTAAATACTGACGAATTTATACACGCCTATAAAGGCAAACCGCCGATTATTAGCTATACCGATAGAGAAGCTGTCCTTAGAAGTTGTCGTTGGGTATCCGACGTAATCCCAAACTTCGGTGGAGAAGACTCTACTCCTGCTATTGAGATGATTATGCCCGACCTAATAGTTGTCGGTTCAGATTGGGCTAGACGCGATTACCACGCTCAAATGGGATTTACCCAAGACTGGCTAGATGAAAGGGGAATTGGATTATGCTACATTCCCTATACTCGGGGGATTAGCTCGACTGCTATAAAAGCCCGGCTGGTAAGATAGAAGGGAACAAAGGAATCTAACTTGGCTATCACTAATGGATATTGCTCTTTAGCAGACGTAAAAGCTTCCGCACGAATTACTGACAACGTAGACGACGCTATGTTGGAACTTGCGGTTGAATCCGCGTCGCGCTTGGTCGATAGTTATACACAGCGTTATTTCTATAACGCCGGAACTGCGACCCGTTTATTTACTCCGCAGGATTCTTACATTACCGAAATTGACGACCTAGTTTCAATTACTATCCTTCAGACATCGGACGGCGACAACTTCGGAACTACTTGGGCTTCTAAGGATTACCAGCTAGAGCCACTAAACGGAGTAGTAGACGGTCTTACAGGGTACCCAGCAACCCGTATACGGGCGATAGACGACTTTTTATTCAACTACTTAGACGGAGAGGCAACCGTAAGAATTACGGGCGTCTGGGGCTGGTCTGCGGTTCCTACGGCGGTAAAGCAAGCAACCGTTATTCAAGCTTCAAGAATTTTCAAGAGAAACGACTCCCCGCTTGGAATCGCTGGCTTCGGAGAAATGGGCGCGGTTCGTGTTGGAACCCAGCTTGACCCGGACGTAAAGCAACTAATCGAACCTTATAGAAAAGTTAGATTCGCCTAATGGCTTCGATTACAGACCTACGGACTGGGCTTGCTAACTCTCTAGCTACTATCTCCGGGCTTAGGACTACTACCGAAACCCCGGACACAATCTCTCCCCCAGTAGCAATTATCAATGTTGCTAACGTCAATTATGACAAAGCGGGTTCGCGCGGTCTAGACGAATACAACTTCGTAATTACTTGTGTCGTTGGTAGAGTCGGGGAAAGAAACGCACAAAGACTACTTGATTCTTACGTGACGCCTGCCGGGACTTCATCGGTAAAGCTTGCGATAGAATTAGACAGGACGCTTGGTGGGAGATGTGATTCCCTCCGGGTGACCGATATGCGCAATTACGGCTCTATTGTTATTGGCGAGATTACCTACCTAGCTGCCGAATTCAACGTCGTAGTATACGCACAATAAAACCGCTAGGAAAATAGGAGAACAAAAACAAATGCCAAAATATGTAGTCACAAACCCAAAGGTCACAATCAACGGAACTAACGTTTCGACTTCTGTTGCTGCCGCAACTCTAGAGCTAACTTCTACCGACGTAGACGTGACAAGCTTCGGAAGCAACGGCTGGACCGAAATCATTGGTGGGCTAAAGTCTGGAACAGTATCACTAGACTTCCACTCTGGATACGCAGCTGGTGAAATCAACACAGTTCTAAACCCACTTGTTGGAACTCTTGCTACCGTAGTAATCAACCCAAACGGAACCGCAACTTCCGCAACTAACCCAGCTTGGACTGCGACTGTTCTTGTAAACAGTGTATCTCCAGTAGCCGGAGCAGTTGGCGACCTTGCGACTTTCTCGGTTTCTTACCCAACTTCTGGTTCCGTCACCTTCGCAACCGCATAAGGATAAAGAATGAAACTTACCCTACGCATTGAATTCGCAGACGGAACACACAAGGACGTTCTTGTATCGGCAGCCGATATGGTGGCTTTCGAAGACAAGTTCAACGTTTCAATCGCAAAACTAGACGACCCAAGAATCGGCTGGTTGTTATTTCTCGCTTGGCATTCAGAAAAGCGCAGGAAGCAAACAGACAAAGAATATGAAGCGTGGCTAGAGCTAGTCGATTCGATTGGAACTTCTGACGACCCAAAAGTTCAGGAATAACGGGACTAGGCGATAGCTCCGCTCATTGGTTCATAGCTTCCCTAGCGGTCGAGTCGGGAATTCCTCCGAGTGTCTTACTCGAGCAATCCGACCGAATGCTTTGGACAATGAACAGGTGGCTAATCGCTAAGAACCTTCCACCGCGATAAGGAAGTCCCCTGCTTCGGCAGGGGCTTCTTTATTTGGTTTCAGTAGAATAGATAAGAGGTGAGTAATGGCAAGCGTAAGAATTGACGTCGAGGGCGTTCAAGATACGATAAACATTCTTCGCCGAATCGAGCCTGAAGCAATAAAAGAGCTTCGTTCCGATATCAAGAATGACCCGGGGCTAAATGCCGCTACTTCTTCTATCCGCTCACAAATCCCCGCAGTTGCTCCGCTCTCCGGATTTATGAGTCATAACGGACGCACTAGCTATCGGATTCCTAAAGTTGTTCCAGTTTTCAAGCCTCCTCGTAGAAGCCTAAGAAGCAACGAAGCTTCTCTAATTACAATCGTGACAACTCCGCCAAAAGACGGAATTGGTTTTGAGATTGTCGATATGGCAGGTCGTGGTCAGGGCGGGAGAAGCGCACGTGGTCGCTCTATGATTTCTAAGCTTGCTGTAAGTCCGTCGCGCTATGTCTACAAGGGCTTTGAAAAGAAAGAACAAAACGTAGAAGACGGCGTAAAAAGAATTCTTGATAAGTACGCAGAAAAAGCTAACGTGAAACTAAGGGTAATGTAATGGCAGTCAGAATACCGATTATTACCGTCTTTGACTCGAAAGGTCTAAAGGCAGCACAATACCAACTAAATAAGATTCGCGGAAACTTCCAAAATCTAGGTCGTAATGCGGCAATCGCCGGAGTTGGTATTGGAGCGGTTGCTCTTGGTCTAAGTAAGAGCGTTCAAGCCGCAGCCGAAGCTCAAAGAATTATGTCCCAGACCGAAGCTGTTCTTAGGTCTACCGGGACTACGGCTAACGGAACTGCGCAACAAATCGCCAATCTTTCCGAGAAACTTAGTCGCCAGACCGCAGTAGACGATGAAGCAATTCAATCAGGCGCGAACCTTCTTCTTACCTTCAAGAACATTCAGAACCAAGCTGGCAAAAATAACGACGTATTCGACCAGACCTTAGCAGCAACTCTAGACGTTGCCCGTGCTATGGGAACCGACGCAAGCACCGAAGCTATTCGTCTAGGTAAGGCGTTGAACGACCCGGTAAAAGGACTTTCTGCCCTAAGCCGAGTTGGTATTCAATTTACCGCGCAACAGCGTGAGCAGATAAAGGCTCTTACCGAATCCGGCGACCTTCTTGGCGCACAGAAGATTATTCTTGCGGAGCTTCAATCGCAATTCGGAGGCTCTGCCCAAGCATACGCGCAAACCTTCGCCGGACAAGTTGAACTTCTAGGAATCGAGCTAGAGAACCTAAGCGAAGAAATTGGCATAATCGTTATGCCAGCCCTAAGAAGTCTTATGGACGGCTTGCGCGAAATGGCTCCGGAGATTGGTTCAAATCTACGCGACGCAGTAAACTCCGTCGATTGGAAAGCACTAGCCAAAACTCTTATTGATTTAGCTGGGTTCTTTCTTCGCAACGCTGAAACAATTATTAGGGTATCTGTTGCGCTATTCGCTCTAAATACCGCTTACAATACTCTCAAAGTAGCGCAAGGACTTTACAATGCGGTAGCAGCATTTACTAACACGCTTCTTCAGCAAACCGGAACCGTTGCTACAACAACGACTAGAGCAGTCGGACTTCTAAGAAACGCGCTTTTCTTGGGTGGCGTGACTGTCGCAGTCGGTTCGGTTATTGACGAGTATCGCAGACTAAAAGACATAATCAAAAATAGTAATGTCGAACTTTCTAAATTTGATACCGAAGTTATTGCTATTAGCGGAGCAACAGCAAAACTAAGCCCGGTTGCTACCCTATGGCAAAACATTACAAAGGCAATTCTTGGAGCAGTTGCTGCTCAAAGGGACTTCAACGGCGAAACGAAGAAGCCAGACATATCCGGTTATATGGACGCCGGAGAGCGTAGAAATAGACTCGACGTTCAATTTAGACAAAGCGGGATGGAAAGATACGCTGCTTCCCTTCTTGGCAATACTCAAAATACTGGTGGCGGTAGCTCTCCAACAAGGGCTGCGACTTTCGAACAAACTCTAAGACGCAACGAACTTGAGCAAATAAGACAGAACAAACTTATCGGATTGAACCTTTCCGAAGGCGCAGCACAACTAGCTCTATCAAGTGTTCAAAACAAAAAGCAATTCCAAAAGCTATTTACTAATCTAAGTAAGCCCGGAAAAGCTGCTGCTGTTCAAACCCGTTTCAACAGAACTGCCGCAGGTAAAGCGGAGATTGCCCAGATAGAAGCAGCAACCCAAGCGCGTAATGCTCAAATAAAAGCGGAGCAGGACGAAGCAGATAGACAACGCCAAGCCGTTATCGACGCAGAAAAAGCAGCAGCTGACGAACGTGAAAGAATCTATAAGTCATTCGCTGATTCCGTGACTAGCACATTCGCGCGAATCAAGGACGCGATTGTCGGAGCATTTAGCCTTCCGGAATTAGGTGGTTCGACCGATTCAATTATCCGTAATATGGATAAGCTACTAACCCGGGTTCGAGCTTTCTCCGCAAACATTACAAAGCTTTCAACAATGGGACTAGACCCTGCGCTTCTTCAGCAAGTTATTCAAGCTGGTCCAGTAGCGGGCGCACGCCTAGCAGCGGGGCTAGTCGCTGGCGGAGCAGACGCGTTAGCAAGAATCAACACGGGCTTCGGAGAAATTCAGACTCTCGGTTCCGAACTAGGTATGACCGGAACGCAGTCTAGATTCAACAACCCAACCCAGCAGAACATATATAACATAAACGTAGAAGGCGGAGTTGGTTCCGGAGCGACTATCGGTAAAGCAATCGTAGACGCAATCAAGGCTTACGAAAGAACTTCAGGCGCGGTCTGGCAGGGAGCATAATGACAGCTCCAGCTATGAAGGTCGAACTAGGTCTTGACTTAGGCGGGAATGACCCGTTCGCCTTTCGACTAAACGACGCAATCAAAGGTGTTCTTGATAATACCGATTACACACTTGGCGGAGAAAAGCTTTTTGACATTTCTTCCCGTCTTGTTTCCGTCGCAGTTCGTAGAGGAAAATCCCAAGCCCTAGACCGCATAGACGCCGGTATAGCAACGATTACCGTAGATAACTCCGACCGTCTATTTGACCCGCTCTACGAAAACGGCTTGTATTTTGGACAGCTTATTCCACGTCGTGAAGTAGTTATTAGCTCTAAAGGCTACCCCGTATTCAACGGCTTTATCGACGACTTCGATATTCAATATGAACCGGGCAAGAAATCCGTTGTTCAAATCTCGGTATCTGACGCCTTCTCCGTTTTGACAAACTCGGCTTTAGAAGAACTAGTTCCACCAAGCGAATTGTCGGGAGCAAGAATCAATCGTGTTCTAGACCTACCTGAAGTTAGCTGGCCGTCCGATAGAAGAGAAATCGACGCGGGAAATACCCTAATGCTTGATTCGGTAGTTGCCGAGGGAACCGGGACACTTGGTTATCTTCAGCTTGTAGAAACTAGCGAATTCGGAACTCTCTTTATTTCGCGGGAAGGAAATGTAGTCTTTAGAGAAAGAAACTCCGTTCCAAACGTTATCGACGTAGTCTTCTCTAATACAACCGTAGACCCGCTTCTAACCCCGGTTCCGTTTATTGACGTAAATATTGTTTACGGTTCGGAAAACCTTTACAACCGTATCTTGCTAGAAAACGACGAAGCTATCCCAGATACAGGGTTCTCCGAAGACCTAGATAGTCAAGCCCTGTACGGCGTTCGTGTGTACGACAAGTCCGGGCTTCTAGTTCAAAACCCTACTGACCTACAATTCCTATCCGACTACCTTCTTGCCCGATTCTCGGAACCGCAATACCGCTTTGAAACTGTCACGGTATCGCTAGACAATATTCCGACAGATAAGCAAGACTTAGTTCTTGACCTTGAAATCGGCGACATTGTTCAAGTCAAATACTTACCTTCTCAAATCCCGCCAGCTATTGAGCAATACTGCCGAGTTATCGGAATAAACAATAGCTGGGACAACTCAAGCAAGAACATAACCTTTAGCCTCGAGCGTCTAGACTTCGCAATCTTTATCCTCAATGACGCGGTTCTGGGTGTCCTAGACGACGACCGCCTAGCCTACGAGTAAAATAGAAGAAAGACATAAGGAAAATAATGCCAAGAAAAACCTTTACAGCGGGTGAAGTCCTAGCTGCCGCAGACGTCAATTTATACCTCTCCAACGAGGCAGTTTTCGCAAGCTCTACCGCTAACGCCTATACGGTTCTACCGGGCGACCGCTACGAAACCCTAGTCTTTACTTCTTCTTCCGCCGTGACCGTCACGATTGGAACGGCTACTGCGTTTATCGCCGGAGAGAGAATCGACATTCTTCAAGACGGAGCCGGAACCGTGACGATTACCCGCGACGGTACTGCGACTACTCTTGCAGGTCGAGGAACCGCTGGAACCGCTTACCGCATTGGTCAGCGTTATGACGCTGTTTCCGTTGTATGCGTAGGGACAAACTCTTACCGCATTATTGGTAACGCAACGGCGGTTTAGTTATGGCACTCTTTCCGTTAGGTATTTTGAGTGCTGCTGGGGCTGGTGGGGGAGCTGCCGCTTCGGACTACGAGCTGATTGAGTCCTTTATTCTAAGTTCCAATCAGGCTTCTATTGTTTTCAGCAACTTAGGAAATTTCTCATCTACCTATAAGCACCTTCAGATTAGGGCAGTTCTAAGAAACACTACTGCTTCAAATGCTGGTCAAGTAAGACTCAATGGTGATACTGGGGCAAACTACACCTATCACGACTTGGCTGGTAGTGGAACTGGAGTAGGTTCCGCTGGAGCTGCTAATGAAACTCAACATCTTTTTTATGGTGTCACTGGGTCATCACAATCAACAGGCAACTTTGGCGTGGCAGTTATTGACATCCTAGACAGCTTTTCTACAACAAAAAATAAAACAATTAGAACCTTTGCTGGTTCAACACAAGCCAACCGAATTGGTCTTAACTCGGCAGTATGGAGAAACACAAACTCGATAACAAGTATCAATGTGTTTTCCCCATCAACCTTCCTAACAGGTTCTCGTGTTTCGTTATACGGCGTGAAAGGTTAGAAATGCCAACAGCAACTTACACACCTCTAGCTACTGTGACCCTAGCCTCATCAGCTTCATCAGTCACCTTTAGCAACATTCCTGCTACTTACAGGGATTTGATTTTGGTTTGCGACAATGTAAGAGTGAACTCAGGCGGAGAGAACATCCACCTAAATCTAAATGGCGATACATCATCTAGCAATTACTCAATCGTGACTATGAGTGGAAGCGGAAGCAGCACCAACTCGTTTTCAGGCAACAGTTTGATTATCGGATACAACGCTTACCCAACAAATACATCCGCAGCAAACCTCATTCTTCAATTTATGGACTACTCGGCAACTGACAAGCACAAGACAGTTCTAATGAGAGGAAATAATGCTTCTATTGGAACACAGGCGCAGGCAACACGCTGGGCAAATACTTTGGCTGTCACTTCGGTGGCAATAAAGGCGGAAAGCACAAGCTTCCAGTCTGCGACAACATTCAATCTCTACGGAATCTCGGCTTAGGGAACAAGAGGAAAATAAAATGCGTTTGATTGAATCTAAAACTCTAGGCACAGCACAAGCTTCGATTGAGTTTACTTCTATTCCTGGGACCTTTACGGATTTGGTTGTTGTCTGCTCAATTAGAGGTACGACCAGCGTTGCTGTAAACGCAAACCTAGTAATTCAATTCAACGGGTCAAGCGCAAATCTTTCTACACGATGGCTATTTGGAGATGGCTCGGGGGTTTCATCTGGCACTACGACAACTGGCTATGTTGGAAACCTAAACGGCTCAACCTCAACATCAAATACATTCTCAAGCAATCAGATTTACATCCCTAACTACACAGCAAGCACAAACAAGTCTTATTCCGTAGATGCTGTCGTTGAAAACAACGCAACTGCTAGCGGTCAAACTTTAGTCGCTGGTCTTTGGTCGAATACTGCGCCAATTACAAGTTTGCTTGTAAGAGATTCGACTGGAACAAACTTGGATACTGGTTCAATGGTTTCTCTTTACGGCGTACTTAAAGGCTCTGACGGAATAGTCACCACTTCCCCCTAGTTCCTAACTAACAAGAAAGAAAAGAAAATGACAGAAGTAATCACGAAGCTGGTCGTAGATTGTTCGACTGGTGAGGCGACTGAAGTTCCCCTAACAGCAGAAGAACTAGCACAGCGAGAAACTGACCGCCTAGCATTTGAAGCTAGAGAAGCAGAACGCCTAGCTGCCGAGGAAGCAAAAGAAGCAGCAAAAGCCTCTGCCAACGCCAAGCTCGCTGCTCTAGGTCTAACGGCTGACGAAATCGCTGCTATCACCGCATAATGGCTGAAGAAACAACTGGGGTACGCATCACCCAGCAAGCAATTTACGCCAAGCAACTTGAGCACGGGGAAACCCTTGTCAAGATTCTTGAGAAGCTCGACCACCTAGACGACGTTCCAAACCGTCTGCGCGAAGTTGAACTTACCCTAGCCCGGTTAGCTTGGATTGAGAAAGTTTCTTACTCCGCTCTTGGTGCCGCTATTGCCGGGATTATCGGCGCGATTCTTAGCCTTCTTGTAAAGTAAGATTATGCGCTATCCATTCAATAAACCAATGCCGAAGATTACCTCGCCTTACGGCTGGAGGATTCACCCAATAGACAAGGTTCGTCGCCACCATAACGGCGTCGATTACGGTTCTGCTATTGGAACTCCTGTCTACGCTATTGCTCGGGGAACGGTTGTTTATGCCGGAGCTTCTCGACTAAAGTTCCCGGACGGGGAACCCGCAGGTGGCGGATATATTGTTCGACTTCGGCACAAGATAAACGGGGAATGGATTACTTCTTCTTATATGCACCTAAAGAAAGGCAGCATAAAAGAAGCCGGAATCAAGGTCGGGGATAAAGTCGTTGAAGGTCAGAAGATAGGCGAGTCTGGCAACACGGGCGAATCGACTGGACCACATCTACATTTTGAAATTCAGCGCGGAAAAATTTACATTTACACAAATAACGGAACGCGCTATACAGAACCAACTAGCTATATCAAGACCCAAATTGCTGTGGAGAAACTTTCTTGAAGTGGCTTGATTACATCTTCTTACTCAAGGACGAAAAGAAGGAAAAGGGTTCTGGACCAAGCTGGCACTTTCGCAGAAAGCTAATCTTCGGAAGCTACCGAATCGGCGTAGTAATGATAGCCTTCGGAATGATTACCTTTGCTTGGGATAGAGAAGTTAGCGTTCAAATGGTAATCGGCGGAGTTGCTCTAATCTCTATTATTCTTACCGCATACACAGCGTCTGCTACCTTTGAAGATGTAAACCTTTATCAGAAAGAAGAAGAATAATGCTAGACCTCAAGCCTCACGTTAGAAAATGGATTTACGGAATTATTGCTGCTACCGTCCCACTACTAATTACCCTCGGAAGTATTACAAACGAACTAGGCGCACAGATTCTAAATGTAGCCGCAGCAGTCTTAGCCGTCGGTGGCTCTGCCCTAGCGATTACGCACGTACCCGAAGAAGACTAATCCCGGGGATAACGCTCCTCGTAAGTAGTACCTCCCCAAATACCTACTACCCGAGTAGACTTCGCGTAATCTAGGCATTGTACCCTAATTGGGCAGCGTTGGCACACATCTTTCGCTATCTTTTCTATTGCTAGACGGGTAGCCCGTTCCGGCTCTTCCGGGAAAAAGAATTCAGGTATTTCCTCGCATTCAACGCCTCCTAGCTCCCGAATCGATTCGTGTAATTCTAGGTATTTCCGTTCAATCCCCAATAAATGTCGTAAGGTAGTCATAACCTAGACCTTACTAAAGGAATAGACCGAAAACAGCAAGAAAGGAAAAAATGATAAAAGGGGAATTGGAACTAAAAGAACTAGGGGACGCGGTTCTTCTCGGCAACTTTGAAAACGGTTCCGAAGATTGGCACAACCTTAGAAACGAACCGGGCGTAGTTGGAGGCTCGGACATTGGAGCAATCGCCGGGCTAAGTCCGTGGGAGAGCGCAATAACTAAATGGGCTAAGAAGACAAAGCAGATTCCGGATAACATCGAACCTTCTATGTCTATGCGACTAGGCACAATCCTAGAAGCTCCAATCCTTCAAATCTTTTCGGAGGAACACCCGGACTATGAAATCTATACAACGGGAACTTGGGGACACAAGCAGTTCGATTGGCAACGCGCTAACCCTGACGCGCTCTACAAAAAGCCCGACGGAACTTGGGGAATTATTGAAGTCAAGTTCTCGCGCGACTACTGGAGCGAAGTGCCACAACATTACCGCGCGCAGGTTCTTTGGTATATGAATGTATTTGGAATTCAAGAAGCGACGCTAGTAGCTCTTGCGGGTTCGACCTATCAAGAATTCGACGTCGAGTGGGATTCGTTCGAAGCAGCTTCATTGGTTGCTGCGGCTTACCGCTTTAGAGAGTCTGTCCTAAATAATCAAATGCCGGATTGGGACGGAAGCAATTCAACGTTTGAAACTATTCGACAGATGAATCCTAAAATCGAAGACGGGGAAGAACACCTAGACGAACTAGGACTACATTACTTCGAAGCGTTAGAAAGCTTCGAGAAAGCAGAAAAGAAACTTACCAAACTCAAGAGTCGAGTCCTATCGGCTATGGGCGGAAAGAAACGGGGAATCGTTTACGGCGAACACGCGATTAGCTTGCGCGCTAGAGGAATGGGAAACCCTTACCTACACCACGAAAAGAAAGGAAAGTAATAATGGCTCACTTCGACCTCAATCAGTATCAAACCGTTCAAGAAAGAATCGACCTCTTTTGGGAGAAGTATCCCGCGGGAAGGTTTGACCTCCAAATTGTTAGCCTTACCGAAGCGCAGGTAATTATCCAAGCGAAGGTCTGGACCGACAAGGCAGAGGAGTTTCCAACGACCGTAGACTTCGCCGAAGAACGAATCGGAACTTCTCCGGTAAACAAAATTAGCCACGTCGAGAACTGTTCAACGTCTGCGCTAGGGCGCGCGATTAGCGCACTAGGCGGAGAGTTTAGCCCTAAAGGTAAAAGACCTTCACGCGAAGAAATGGAGAAGGTAGCTCGCGGAGTTCCGAAGCGCGACTTCTTAGCTGAAGCCGGAGAACTAGCGAAGGCTAAAGACCTTGACGGACTACGCTTGCTCTACTCGGAAGCAAAGACCGCTAAGGCTTCTGCCGAAGTCCTTGATTGGGTAAAGATGACCGCGGAAAGTATGAAGTAATGGAATCCCCGGCACAGATTGTCGAAGAGCTTCAACGGATAGCTAAAGAAATGGAGAAAGGAGCTAACGCTCTTTACGACGCCGAAGTAAAACTAGCTGACGCGGAAGCTGCTTATGACAAGGCAATTTCTCTATCTTTTCTAAACAGCTCGGGGACGGTAGCAGACCGTCAAGCGGTCGCCAAGCTCCAAGCGGTAGACGAAAAGCTAAAGGCAGACCTTGCCCGGGCGGAGTTCAATCGAGTCAAAACCAAGATGAAGCTCCTAAGCGATACGGCTACAATGACCGCCGTTATTAGTCGGAATGTAGAACTTCAATGGCGGAGCTAGACTAATGGGCGGGAGATTGGCAACTTATGAAAATTCGGGAAAAGTGTTCTTGCGGGGCTTCGTTTCAAGCTACGGGGGACGAAGCTACCCAGCTTTACAAAAATTGGATTCGTCGCCACTCCTGCCCGGAGCCTACTCCGGAACTTACTCGAGATATCGAAACGTCTTCAACGATTGGATTCAGCGCGGATTACTCCGGAACTGGCTTAGACCTACCCGCTCGAAAGACAGACCCGTGGGAAGATGAATAAGAAAGAGTTTCAAAAGTATCGCGACCGGGATAAATCTTGCCCGCATTGTGGAACGACCGGAGACGAACTTGTTCCCCAGCATAGATTGAATCGCGGTATGGGTGGAAGCAAGGAGCGTAATCGTCCGTCAAACATTATCGCCTTCTGCTCTCTTGGCAACGGGCTTATGGAATCTTCTTCGGGTTTCGCTTCTCTTGCTCGCTCCTACGGTTGGAAGCTTTACGCACATCAAGACCCGTCTAAAACTCCGGTCAAGCTAACTGACGGCTGGTATCTCTTAGACGACAATTTCGGAAAGGCTCGCACGGCTGAACCGGAACAAGAATGAAAGGAAAAACAAATGGGCGGATACGAACCGCGCTTTGACGTGGACTTTACAAGGGGACGAATCGGTGAAGAGTTAGTAGAAACTTTTCTCGCGGATTTGGTCGGCAAGAAAGTCGAAGTCAAAACCGATTATAGGATAAACGAAACGGGGAACGTCTATGTCGAAACTTGGCAATACTCGCAACCCGACGCTTCGGACAAGAAGCAATCCGGTATAAACGTTTCTGAAGCCGAATACTGGTGTTGGGCTAGTCCTACGGGCGACGGCTTTGTTATGGTCAAAGCCAGCGTCCTAAAGGAATTCATACGGAATACGAACCCTCGGGAAACTAGGCAACCGATTAGCTCGAAGGAAACTAAGGCTAGTATCGGAAGGCTAATACCTTTAGCGAATTTACTCGCTAGTATGGGACTTGCTAAGAAAGGGAAACAATGAGCATAGAGGCAGTTTCTTTAGTTCTCAATAAATCAAAAGCTACTGGTCGGGCGAAACTCGTCCTTATCGGAATAGCTAATCATCTAGGGGACGAAGGCGCGTGGCCGTCAATCGCGACCTTAGCGCGCTATGCGAACTCCTCAGAACGGTCTGTCAAGCGCGATATTCAGGACTTGGTTGCTCTAGGGGAACTATCTGTTCAACTTCAAGCCGCACCAATGAACGGTCAATACAAGACAAACCTCTATTGGATAACAATCGAATCAGGGGTGACAGATTGGGTAAGCAGGGGTGACAAACCGGGTGCGTCAGGGGTGACACGTACTGGCACGCAAACCATAAATAATAACCATAAAGAACCAAAGAGAATACCGACAAGAATTTCAGAGGATTACAAGCCCTCCGAAAAGGCTCTTGAGTGGCAACAAAAGAACTTCCCGGGAGCGGACGTCAAGCTTGAAACCGAAAAGTTCGTAGATTATTTTCTATCTAGCTCTAAAGGCGTAAAGAACGATTGGGACGCTGCTTGGCGAAATTGGATTCGAAACAGCACTAACAAAAAACCGTGGGCAAGAAAGAATGACAAGAAAGCGTTGGAGGATTGGGCTAATGACTAAGACGGAACTTAAAGAGCTTATGGAATACCTAAGCGCAATCGACAACCGACAGCTAACTCCGGAGAAGCTACAGGTCTGGTTTGACCTAATCGGCTACCTTGACTTCAACGACGCAAAGGCAGCGGTTATCGAAGCCCAACGCGACCAGTCAATCGGATACGTCGAAGCAAAGCACGTAATCGCCTACGCTCTAAGAATCAAGGAAAAGAGAAAGAACGAAGAAGCTCGAACCCGGGCGTCAAGTTTTGAACCTGAAAGAGTTGGCGACCCTCACCCTATCTGCGCTCACGGAAAGCGACTTTTGACCTGCGACCCTTGTTGTCGAAATGCCGCAATTCAAGCCGGGCTTATAAAAGGCTGATACCATAATGCGGTGGAAGAGAATGAAGCAATCTGTAATCGGTGCGGGCATATTTGGCGCGTCAAGGCAGACCAACCCAAGACGGGCGTCCGTTGCCAAGACTGTCAAATGGGAAAGTCGCTTATTGTCAAATACGGAAATACTAAATGCTTACCGTGGCAAGGCGACTTCGATTCCGAAACTCTTACTACTCCAATCTATGAAGGAAAGCCCGTTCTTCCCGGCGTTCGAAATTGCGGACACCTTGACTGCGTCAATCCGGAACACATCAAAAAGTCTTAGCTTGCTAGTAAAGTAAGAAACAACAAACAAGAAAGGTGGAAACACTATGGCAACAGTAGAAGTAAAAGGCGAAATCGTTGGATTAGTCTTCGGCAACAAAGGCGTTCAGATTCTAGAAACCTTCAAATCAAAGGACGGCGAGAAGCGGGACGCAAGATACACAGCTTGGTTAGACGCTCCTACTTCGACCCTACAGGTTGGGCAGAAGGTATCCGCGCGCGGTCTTCTTTCCGCAGCAATCGGAAACTATACAAACAAAGAAGGCGAAGAAAAAACGGTTGTAAATCTTTCAATTAACTTCGCAACTATCAAAGTAGACGGACAAGCTCCCGCAGACGAGCTACCCTTCTAAATGTTTATCCGTTGGCTAGTCCCTGCTTCGACCGGAATTCTTCTAATCGAATTCGCTTCGGAGTCTTCTGGTTTCCTACACGGAGCAGGGCTAGTCTTCGGTCTTTTCTACGTCTGGGCGGGAATCTCGGAAGCTTGGCGACAGTATGCCGCTTGAATTGCTTATCGAAGTATTTGGCGACCCGGCTTCTCAAGGTTCGCACTCCGTAATAAACGGGCGAATCGTTCAAGTAAATTCAACTAAGCATAAACGCTGGCGCAACGCAGTAGTCTTCGCAGCCCTTGACTTGCTCCCCGAGGATTGGAAGCCAATAGACGCTCCGGTTGAACTCTCCGTAATCTTTTATCTTCCCCGCCCGAAGTCGGCTCCCGGGCGCGACTTTCCCGCCGTAATGCCAGACCTCGACAAACTCGTTCGCGCGGTAGCCGATTCCCTGACCGACGCCGGAATCTACTCCGACGATTCCCGGATTGTAAGACTCACCGCTACAAAGGTCTACGCTGACCATAGAGGGGCTGGGGCTTTGATTAGGGTAAATACCTTAGACAAGCCCTAAAAACCCGCCTACGGGCGTTCTACGGCTCCAAATCTATCGAACAAGCATTCGAGCGCGCCCAAATTATAACGATTTGGTAAAATCCTTAGAAATTTAGAGAAATTTGTCAAAATTGCTGGAAATTCCTAAATTTCCCGTATACTGGAACTATCCGGAAAAGCCGGGGCTAAGAAAGGGAAACAAAATGTCAGACAAGTACGAAGTTGAATTCGAAGGTCAAAAATTCTACGTATACGACGACGCAGATGGCGCAAGTATCGCACCAGTAGAAGAAAACGGAGTCGGTTCAATGGCTCTAGGTCAAATCTTCGATTCACTAAGCGAATTTCACATTAGCACCGTAGCAATACAGATTCTAAAAGGCAGAAGGGTAGAGGCGTAAGCCTCCCCCGCAAGGAAAGGGAAAACAAATGACAACTTACACTTACGAATCAGTTCAAAGACTAATGGGAGTTCCCAAGACCGTTCGTTCAACTATCGAGGCTCCGGACGGAGTTGAATTTATGGTTGAAGCAACTTCCGAAATTGAACACGTCGTCCGTTTCTTTGACGACCTAAAGGCAGCGAAAAGATTTGGCAACGCCTTCAATAGAAAAGCAGACAAGCTAGATATCTACGCAAGCTACGGAATCTTTCCGCTAGTAGCAAAGTAAGAAAGGGAAAAGAAATGAAATACACAGTTCAACGTCCGGTAATTATTTGGGTAGAAACACAAATTGAATCGGCAGTAGACCAAGACGACGCACTAGAGCAAGCCGACGTAAAGTTTCAGAACGGGGATTACCTAGAAATGGACGGCACTTGGGCGATTGATTACGACCGCTTTTGGATTCAAGACGAATCCGGTAAAGAAGCTCACGACTTAGGAAAAGAATGAAAAAGATAACCGTAATAAATCGACTTGAAACCGAAGAAGGTAGTTTCGTCGAGCTAACACATAACAACGCAGAAACAGGACGCGTTTACCGGGTTGAAATCAAAAACGGCGGAGCGCATTGGGACGAATGGTTTACAACGCTAGACGGAGAACTAAACGAACGACTAGCCCGGGAAACCTACAAGACACTAAGAGAAGAAATTGAAAGAAAGGTAATGGCGTAATGAAGATATTTGGATTCTTTATTTTGTTCGCAGCTATCTTGCTAGGTAGCTTGGAACTTCAAAAGACGGACGTTCTTCTTGGATACACTCTTGGAGTCTTCGCCTTTATCGGAACGGGAATTTGGTTCGTAGATTACTTAGCGAGGAAATACCTATGAACGAAGTTGAATTTGTCCTTCGCCGGATTCTAAAGGTTGGACACGAATACGCAAAAGAGCAAAACGAGATTCGCAACGACAATCCGGCTCTAGCCCTCTATCGTTATACCGCACAGATACAACTTCTAAACCACTTAGAAAGACAGTTCTTAGAAAGGAACAAAAATGACAAGCAAGACTGACCCGAATATCGAGTTTGGAACTGACGACTACAACCCGAACCAATACACATTTCAGACCGCTAGACAAGACGGAATTCATATGGGACGGTTGCTTATGCGCGACGAAATCCTTCGCCTAATCAAAGCGACCAATCCAATTCCAACTAAGGCAGTAGCAAAGATAATCGAGTTAGTAGAGGAGTTGAATCCCGATGTTTACGCTGGCGACTCTATCCGATAACGAACTAGCAATTTATAACCGAGGACGTCGGGAAGAACAGCAAGCGTTAGAGAACACTCTCGAATTCCTAACACTTCAGGGATTACTTGACCCGGGGACGCTGAATCTACTAATCGAGGAATTCAACAAGATAGACCGCAGACCAAGAAGGGAAGAAGAATGAACGAAGAAGAATATGTTCGCGGATTCTACGAAGGACTTGAGCAGGGAAAGAAGAACGGACAACGCGAAGAGCGCGAGTATATCCTTACCTTTATAGAAGACCACGAAGGCTTTCCAATCAATATCCAAGACATAAAGAACGAGATTGAAAACCGCTACAAGAAAGAACAAGAAAAGAGAATAGGGGAAAGCAAACTATGAACGAATGCGCTTGTCGCTCTTGTATCAAGACGGAGCTTTATTCGCGCCTTTACTGCCAAGACTGCTACGACTACGGTTGCGGTAAATCAGATGAGGACTTTCACTAATGGGTGGCGTAGTAGACCGCGTTTCCGAAATCATTTGGAATATTAGCCAAGACGCTTTTGAAGACGGACGGAAGAAAGAAAGGGAACGCATTATCGAGTTGCTAGAGGAACTTGCCTACGTTGACGAAGACGGACACGAAATGGTTGGCGAGTTTAAGTCTGACCTAATAGCACTAATCAAAGGAGAGCAGAAATGAGCGACCTACAAGACATAATCGCAAGCAGCGCAGTTCGCGCGTTCAACTCGGGTATCCAACACGAACGTCGCAGAATCCTAACAATGCTAGAAAACGAAATCAAAGAGTTCGAAGAGAAGCCCGGAGAGCTAGACAGCTTCGAAGCTACCGGAGTCTATCTAGGACTAAAGCGCGCACACCTACACGTAAAGGAATTGAAATGGACTTAGAAACGAAACTAGATTTACTGCTAATCGAGCTACAAACCTACGAAGAAATGATAAACGAACTAGAAAGGGAAATGGTGAAATTCAATGAGTGGCTTCAGACCGAATTGGCAAGAGAAGAAGAGTAGAAGAAGAACAATGATTTTCGGCAAGGGATACATTCAAGGCGTCCGAGACGAAAGGGAACGAATCATTAGCGAGCTACTCAAAGACGGAGTAATAATTACGAATCTAGACGTCGAGCTTTTGGAGCGGGTGATTGAAATTGTCGAAGGGTAGACACCGTGCCGAGCGTAAACCTCTAAACCTAAAGCGGGAACTCCGCTGGTTTCGCTACTGGCTAGCTAGCAAAAAGAAGAAGTAAATCCCAGCAAAAGTCGGACGTATCGAATACGCTAGAAACAAACCTAGAAAGGGAAATAATGCTAGAAGACCTAAAACCCTCGAAGCGAATAGCAACGTGCGCGGTTCGAACCTTACGGGACAAGCTAGAGAAGAAAGACCAAACAATTCTTGACGCAGCTCTAGGCAATCCAGAATTTACTTCCGGAGGGCTTGCGCGTGAACTAAGCTCAAGGGGACTAAGAATCAGCGACGTTTCAATCCTCCGCCACCGAAAGAAGGAATGCTCTTGTTAGAGAACCTAAAGCCAGCTACTAAAGTCGAACCAACTCCGTTCGGTCGTCCGGGAGTAATCTTTGACGGCAACGAAGGCGAAGCAACTACTCCGTATTCGTCTAGCCCCGCGACCTTCGAAGAATTCTTAGAAGCTGCCGGAATGAACCCGGAAGAATTTGAAGTAGTCGGAACTCCCCGTGTATCTAAGTGGCAACAGAAAGAAGGCGGAGAATTCCTAACCTCTTTCCGCTTTACGTTTAGAAAACGAATTAGCGGGATTGACCTCCCACTTCTCTATGCCGAAGCTAAGAAATCTATAAAAAATAAGAAGAAATCTTTACAGGTTCAAACAACCGATAAAGCCCTAGTTATTCTCTGGTCAGACTTACAGGTTGGAAAGGTAGACCACCGTGGGGGAACCGCGCAACTAATCGAACGCGTTGAACTAACGACGGCGAAGCTTATTCAACAAGTCAAGAAAGAAAAGCCTTCGAAGGTTATCTTCTGCGACGTTGGAGATACAATTGAAAACTTTATAAACGCTAACGACGCTAACCAGCTTTATACAAACGACCTGTCGATTATGGAGCAAGTAGACCTCGCGACAACTCTCGCTTGGAATACCCTTCGCTCTCTTAGCGACTACGTTCCCGAAATCGTTTATCTTTCGGTTGCTTCGAACCATTGTCAAATGAGAGTAAATAAGCAACGCATAGGCAAGGGAACCGACGATTGGGGAATTCATATAGGACGAACCTTAGCCCGGTTAGCTTCCGAAGTCGGTCTGCCAATCAAGTTCGTAGAGCCACAACCGCACGACGAATCGCTAGCACTAGATATCTTCGAAGACGGTTTCCACGTTCTAGGACTTTGGCACGGACATCAAAGCCCGCGTCCCGACCAAGTTCCGACTTGGTGGCGACAGCAAGCGTTCGGAAACCAACCAGTCGCCGCAGCAACTATCGGGGTAAGCGGACACTTCCACCACTTACGAATCGTCGAGCTAGGTTCAACCCCGCGGGGAACTTCTCGCTTTTGGGTTCAAGCAGCAACAATGGACAACGGCTCCGGCTGGTGGAAGAAGCAAGCCGGAGAAGATAGTCAGCCGGGACTTGTGACCTTCTTCTTAGAAAAAGAAATAGACTTTACGGGAACCGTCTACAAACTATAAAGAAACAAGAAAGGGAAAAATGAGTAAATGCCAAGACTGCCAAATAGAAATAGATTGGGAAGTTGAAGGAGGCTTTATCTGGGACGGACTAAGCTTTTGCCTTCTTCACGACCCGGAAGGGAACTAAATTGAACAACAACTCAAGGCTTCTAACTGAAGCAGAAATAGAAGAAATCAAGAACGGAAAGACGGAGAACTTCTACAAGGTAAACCAAACCGTCTATACGCTACAAGAACTACAAACCTGCTACGACACTTCAGACCTAGTTAATATCTTTATGGACCTTCTAGAAGAAGGATACGAAGGTCTTAGCCTCGGACTAATCATAGACCTAATCAAAGAAAGAGTTGAAGAGGTATGATGTGTAATCGCTGCGGAATCGAGATTAGCGAACAAGCGGTCGAAAGAAGAATCGCGCGGGGAACTTATAACGGACTATGCGCAGACTGCCGAATCACTAAGCCTCAATACCAAATCAAGTATGACGGCGACATCTGCCAACCGTGGCGCGGAAGAGTAGACGAAGACTTCAATCCGATAGACGAAAAGCTTAGACTCTACCTACCCGGAAGAAGAACCTGCGGACACAAGGACTGCGTAAACCGTTCGCACGTCGTTAGTCCGATTAGCGAACTAGAGCTGGAGCGATTAGACATAAGCTACCGAACAAGCCATAAAACAAAATGGGAAGACTTTCTAAAGGAATCCGCATAGTGCCAACTTACGAATACAAATGCCCCGATTGTCCTATGACAATTACAATCGCTAGAAGCGTAGACGCCGAGGAGCATAAGCCCGGTTGCGCTAACTGCGGAAAGGTAATGGTTCGAGTATTCAACGCCCCGCCTATCCGGTTCGAAGGCAAAGGCTGGGGAAAAGACTAATGGCATTTATAAGACGCGGACACGGAAGCGAACTCTACATTTATCCGACGGGTTGCGGGGAAAGTACAAGTTATGTCTGCTCCCAATGCCCTAGAGATTACGCCAACAGATACTTTGACAACAAAGACCAACTAAAGGAACACGTTCTTGACCATAAGCTACTAGGACACACAATAGGTTTAGTCGGTAGCCAGATGAGCTACCAGAGCTACGCCGAGCTACTCCAAGAGATAGACGATTACGACGAAGAAGAAGATTGAGAAAGTTTCCCAAGCCCTGCCGGGTATGCGGGACTCTCTCCCCTGACCCGCTCTGCCCGCCTCACGCCGAGCAAGCAAAAGTAATTCACGAAGAGCGAAGAAGAATAAGGAAAGCCCAGACCGGGCAATACGGAGGCGACTACGCCCGTAGAGCTAGGGCAGTCCGTGAGTCCGCGATTCTCTGCCACTTGTGCGGAGAAGGAAAGAAAGAAAATGACCCTTTTGAAGCAGACCACGTAGTTCCCGCCGAAGCTGGAAGTCAAGCAATCCTTCTCCCAGCTCATAGAAGCTGTAATAGACGTAGAAGCAATAAACCCCTAGACCGCTAGCCCAACCCTTCTACGCCCCTCCTAGCCCGTATACCCCCATACGCCTTTACCGGGGACGGGTTATTTTCTTAGCAAGTCCGACCCTAGATAC